TATCGAGATCATCGGGTTCGGCGCGTTCGCCACGGCTGACATGCTTCAGAAGTCGCAGAACGGCGCTGATATTCCCGACAAGGCGGGGTTTCGGTCGGCGCTTGGAACACCTGCTGATTATCGCGCCTACCTGTCCATCAACGGCATCGGGTCGGAAACCGCCCCCGCGATCACCAATCTAGACACGCTGACTGTTGGCGGCACTTATCATGTGCCAGCGAGTACGACAGGTGCTCCGGTGACTGAGTGGGGGATTGTGGTTCATTACCCATCTTCCGGCTCACAGGAGGCCGCGCAGGAGTTCTTCTCTAGCGTATCTGACCGTCGCTGGGGGAGGCGTGAGTTTGGCGGTGTCTGGCAGGCATGGGTGCAGGTGCAGGGTGCAATCGGCTTCACGCCTGTTGAGCAGGGCGGTGGGGCCGATATGGGGACCAACAAGGTCCGCATTGGGTGGCAAGAAAGTGAGGGCGGGGCGCTGCTTCAGATTGACGCAACAACGCTGGGTCTTATTGCCCTACGGCAGGAAGTTCCGACTTGGGCAAACACGATGGGAACCATCGCCGCGCAGCCCGCAGGGAGTGTCGGCACCTATGCACTGCTCATGAACGAAGGTGTGGGCGCAAACATTAACATCGGGGATTTAGTTGCCGGAAGCAATCTGCGCTACGTGGCAGCATCGGGGACTGGCACTGCGGGGGTTACGCCATCTGGAACATGGCGCTGCATGGGGCTCTCGTTTGCATCCTACTTTGCCCCCGATGATCGCACCACACTTTTTCTGAGGATTTCGTGATGCAAATTCGCAACCCGATCTACACCGCCACTGGCAACATCGACTGCGAGATTGAACACCCGCAATTCGGCTGGATACCATTCACTGCATCGCCGGATGATGCGGAAGAACACGGTCGCGCCATCTACGCCGCTGCGCTGGAAATGAACCCCGCCCCATACGTTGCCGCGCCGCTTCCCGCCCCAAACCAAGCCGACTTCACCGCCGCCATCCGCAACCATGTGGACGCTGTGGCGCAGGCCAAAAACTACGACAACGCATGGTCGCTTGCGGGGTATGTCAGTTCCACCATCCCCGAATGGGCTGAACAGGCGCAGGTGTTCGTCGCTTGGCGTGATCAAGTGTGGTCGTTTGCTCTGGCCGAATTTGCGGAAATTCAGGCAGGGACGAAACCTGTGCCGACGATTGCTGAACTGGTGGCGAGTTTGCCTGAGATTGAGTGGCCTGAGTAATGTTTGGCTCCGCGCCATTCATATCCAATGCAGCAGGGACAGGTATGGGGTTTTCCCTGCTTGTCCCTTCCGTCCTAGTGACGCCCGCACCCATTCTAGGTATCCCTGCTGTAGCGATCTCGCCTTACACAGTCTGGAATGTTAATCCAGACTGGTCCGCAGGATTCGTTGAAGAAGTCTCCTATCGAACAGAGATCATTCGCTCACGGGATGGCACTGAACAGCGCATCGCGCAGCGGGTAAAGCCACGTCACTCTTACGAGTGGCGTAGTGTGCTGTTTGGCGAAGACCTCCGCACCGCAGAACGCCGCCTGTCGCGTGAGGCTGCTGGACGCTTTATCTTCCCGAATCCCAGACGTGAAACCCTGATAGACCGTGGCAGGACTGACGAACAGAACGTCATCGGTCGATTTGAAGGTGGTATCTCCGTCAGCGGCACAACGGATAGAGTCGGAGTTATGCGGCTGCGTGTTGCGGCAGACCCTACTTATTACGTCCCCTCCAAGGACTACGGTGCCACACCGCAGACCTTCAATGGCGCTGAACTGTTCACTCTAAATCCGAACTGGGCTTCCCCGCCGAACATCAGCTTTCAGCAGGCAGCAGACATATTCGATTACCAGCGCGGCGTGACCGATTTCTATCTTCCTGAAAACACGACCGCCCGTCTGATCGAAATGGAATATTTGCTCAGGGATGAAGCTACGGAAAACGCAGTGCGGGGCTTGTTCGCCAGATCGCGCGGCAGTCAGCGGTCATTCTACGTCCCCGATCCAATGACCACGCTTTTCGCGGCTGGCGGCATTGGCGGAACGGCGTTGACGATCAGCGGCCTTGAACCTAGCGTAATGTATTCGGATGATCCCACATACCGCAGCGTCCGAATTGAAACCACGGCGGGCACCTACAATCGCAGGATAAGCGGCGTCTCCCGAAGCGGGCAGAACTCGGTGTTCACGCTTTCATCTTCCTTACCCACTATTGCTGCTGAGAATGTGCTTTCAGTCAGATGGCTGCTGCGTTGCCGCTTCGAGACTGACACGTTGCAGATTAATTGGATCACGGATACCACGGGGCGCTGCAATATGACACTTCGATCCTTGGAGGACGCATGAGTTTCGCTCAATACGAGATGTCCCGTCAGGACGGTATTCCGGCCTCCCTGTTTCTAATCGAATGGGGGAACAGCCACCTTGCCTACACGGACTCTGACGTAGAAATCACGTTTGGCGGGAAAGTCTACAAACCAATTCCGATTGGTCGATCCGAGATTGTTGCTTCCGGCACCCTCGACAAAAAGGAAATGGTGATCGACATCACCCCGAGTGCCGAGATCGTCAAGATGTATGCCACCAACCCGCCGCAGGGTAAGATTGGCATTGTGATCTACCAAGGTCACGTTGATGATCCGACCAAAGACTACAAGGCAGCGTGGAGCGGGGTCATCAAGAACGTGAACTGGGAAGGCCCGAACCCGAAGATTGTGGCCGAACCTCTGGACTCCATTCTGGCCCGCCCCGGTCTACGCCGCTTCTACATGCTTGGTTGCCCGCACGTCCTTTACGATCAGCGCACATGCAAGGCGAACAAGGAAACGCTGAAGCGCACGGTCATTCCCACTCTGATCGGCGCTAACTATGCGCGGATGCCCTCTGGCTGGAACGCCACAACAGCAAAGTCGTCATACATTGGAGGCTATGTCGAGTGGACTGACGCCGCTGGAAACACACAGGTCAGGACGATCCTGAACACTGGTGCAACCGAAGATGATCTCATTATTGGTGCGACCACTGGTTTGACGCTTGGAACACAGATGTTCGTCTATGCCGGATGCCCGCACACCTTGACGGGATGCCGCGATCTGCATAACAATGTAGTCAACTTTGGCGGGCAACCTTACATCCCAATCAAGAATCCTACAGGCTACAATACAAGGTTCTTCTGATGCCCCTGCCGTTCCTCGCATCATTCTTTATTCAGCTTGCCATAGGTCTGGCATTGATGGTCATTTCGTATGCCATCATGCCGAAGCCAAAGCAGCAGAAGCCTGAAGCTGCGAAAGACCTCGAAGCACCTACCGCAGAAGCGGGGCGACCGATTCCTGTGGTGTTCGGAACCATGACTGTCAAGAGCGCCAACATTATCGACGTTCGTGACAAGGGCCAGTTCACGCGGAGCATCCCTGCATGAGCCTGATAATCACTGCAAGAGATGTGAAAGCAGCGGGCTACTGCATAATCCCCGGATTGAAAACGTGGGCAGAGCAGAACGGATACGATTTCAAAGAGATCGTCAAGAATGGCATCCCTGCCGAAGATGTAGAGACGATGGACGATGCCTTCGCCAAGAGGGTTCTCGCAAAAGCCAAGGAGCGCGTGAATGAGTAGCGGTGGCGGCGGCAAAAAGGGCGGCGGTTCCATAAGCGTCACCGACTACTTCGCGTCGATTCAATATGCAATCTGTCACGGTGTCGTTGAGAATCTCCGCGCAATATCGGTAAATGATAAAGAAGTTGCGTTTCCGCTCGGCCCCACGCCGTCCATCATTGCCATAAATCAGCCGGAACTCTTTGGTGGTGACAAGAAAGAAGGAGGTCTAGTCGGGCGCTTGGCTTGGCAGAACGGTTCGTTTACCCAGTTGCTCGACGCACATTGTGCTTCAAAACTCGGAGGCTCACCTACAACCGTCCCCGCGTATCGCGGCATCTCCACCGCCTATTTCACGGAGCAACCCGGCAACACGGCTGGCTTTAGGTGGTCGGTCAACAGCCCGTTTGTGCCGCCAACCCACTTCCGCGTCACGCGCATTGACCGTCGCTGGCGTCCTGACATTGCGGCTATTCCCGGTGATCTGGACACACCTAACCTCGCCATCTGTTTCGCCATAGACTGTTCCTTGTCCATGATTGGAGCGCCACTGGTTGCGGCAAAGGCCGCAGTAGTGAACGCGCTCAAGCAAATGCGCGACTACTCGAACACGTTTGATGTTCGCATCGTCGGTTGGTCAGGCACGTCTGTTTCGATGGAACGGAGAAACTGCACGACCGCAGATTACACCGACCTTATCATCTTTGTGAACTCCATCGGAGTGGCTGGTGGAACCCGCTTCTCCAATGCTGTCGTGGGTTTGCAGTCCTTCTACAATGGTGCGGGCAGCAAGCCCCGCATTTTCGTGTTTCTCACTGACGGAGAACCCAGTGACGGGGTGGCCGACACTAACTCAGCCGCAAGCACTCTCGCGGCCACTGGGGCGCAGGCTTACGCTTTCAACCTGTTCCTGACCAACACGACTGAAACGGCGAAGATGGACAACACCCCGAACGATGGGGTTCCGGTCATATCCAACATGGATGACGAAACGCTTCAGCACATGTTCCTCTACCCGCTGACGCAGCACATCGACATGAATCCCGCCCACATCATCAGAGAGTGCTTGGTTGACGGTGTGTGGGGCTTGGGTCTACCTGAAACGGCATTGGACAACGCTTCTTTCGAATCGTCAGCAGAGCGTCTTTATGCAGAACGCTTTGGCCTTTCGATGCTGTGGGCGCGACAAGAGGAAATCCAGAACTTCATTGGCGACATAATCTCGCACATTCAGGGCGTGGTATTTGTGAATCCGGCGTCTGGGTTGATTAAGCTCCACCTGATCCGAGACGACTATGATGTGTCGCTTCTCCAAACCTTCGACCGTAGCAACTGCACGGCGGAGTCGTTCAAGCGCCGCACGCCGTCTGAAACCACCAACGAAATCAGCGTGACGTGGACGAACCCGAAGAACGAAGAAGAAGAAGTGGTGATCGCGCAATCCCTCGGTGCGATTGTTGCCAATGGGGGCGAGATCGTTACCGACAGCCGGAACTACCACGGTATCCGTCGCGCAGCTTTGGCTTCTCAGGTGGCATCGCGAGACCTCTCTGCCGCTGTAGCCCCGCTGGCTTTTGCCGAGATCACAGTGAACAGGGACGCTTGGAGCCTTGTCCCCGGCCAAGTCTGCAAGTTAACCTATGATGAAGTTGGGGCAGACGAACTCGTAATGCGGGTCATGTCTGTAAATTACGGAAGCCCCGGCGCAAGCCGTATCAAAGTCTCCCTGAGTGAAGATGTGTTTGGTTACACCAAGCCGAAGGCTCAAGATGCCCCAGTCAGCGCAGCCCCCTCGCTGTCTCAGTCGCCGCTACCTCCCACCCATGTCGAGTATCTGACTGCGAACTACTACGTCATCAAGGCGTCAAACCCAGACGCAAGCGAACTGGTTGACCCTGCCTCGCGCGTTGGCTTCATGGTCGCAACGAACCAAGCCGATGCCTTCGGGGTGGAGGGTTATGCCGAGAAAGTTGACGCTACAGGCGCTTCGAGTTTCCAGAATATCGGAACGTTCAACTTCACTGGCCGCACCCTAATCACGTCAGCCTTGGTGCCTGAAACCTACAGCACAGGTTTCACGTTCGGCTCCGACTGGGTTGGGGTCGGCCCGAAGATCGGCGGCTTCGCAATCATTGGTCCAACCGGGATACCCGAAAGTCAGCACGAAATCGTGCTGTTCACAGCCGTAGATGATACTGCCGGATGGACGATCCGCCGTGGTCTGTTCGACACCATCCCGCAGGTGTGGGCCATCAACACACCCATACGCTTCGTGTCTTTCGACTCTCGGCTTGGCGACCCCGAGCAAACAGTCATTGGCGTCTCCAAGGATTATAAATTCAGAACCCGCACCAGTGTCGGCCTGTTGCCGGATGCTGATGCTGTGGTTTCTGAATACACACCGACAAACCGCTACTACCGCCCTGCGCGGCCCGCGAATGTGACGGT